ACAGCAAATAGTAGCGGATTAACTATTACGTTATTTATAGATAAATAGGAGAGTAGATGACTACCTCTGGTACTACATCGTTCAATCTTGAATTAGATGAGCTTATGGATGAAGCTTATGGACGTGTAGGTATTGGCGGAAGTAGATCAGGATTCCATTTAAAAGCAGCAAGAAGAAATCTTAACATTTTATTATCAGAGTGGGATAATAGAGGTGTTCATTTATGGAAGGTTAAACTTGCAACTATTCCTTTAGTATTAGGCCAAGCTGAATATAGCTATACTACCGATCCTACAAATTATCCAAATGATATTAATGATGTATTAGAGGCTTATATTAGAAATAATACTTCACCTAATGCTTCATTACCAACAGATACTTCATTAACTAAAATAGATAGATCTTCTTATGCAGCTCTACCTAATAAATTATCTCAAGGAACACCATCACAATATTATGTTCAAAGAACTTACAGCCCAAGTATATTTTTATATCAAACACCAGGATCTGGATTTTCTAGTCAAAGCACACCAAGTAATTATCAATTAAGATTTTATTATCTTGCAAAAATTGAAGATGCAGGTGCTTATACAAACACACCAGATGTTGTATTTAGATTTTTACCAGCACTAACATCAGGATTAGCTTATTATTTAAGTATTACATACAAGCCTGAAAAAACAGAAATGTTAAAATTAATTTATGAAGATGAATTACAAAGAGCTTTAACTGAAGATGGACAAAGAACTTCATTATTTATATCACCTAAAACATTTTATGGAGATGGTGTATAATGACAACATTTGCCACAGGTAAAAAATCGTGGGCAATCTCTGATAGATCAGGACAAAGATTTCCGTATGACGAGATGGTTACAGAATGGAATGGATCATTCGTTCACACTTCAGAATACGAACCTAAACAACCTCAATTAGAACCAAAAGTTCCAGGCAACGATCCGCAAGGCTTGCTTAATGCAAGACCGGACAGAACTGAACCATTATCGGTTGTGTTATTAGCTTACAATCCTTTACTTGCAACTTCTGGAAGTTCTACAATTTTAGTTAATGAACCAGGTCATGAAAAAACAACTGGTAATCAAGTTGTATTTACAAGTGTAAGTGCAGCAAATGGATTTACACAAGCAGTATTAAATACAACATTTGGATATTCAATAACTGTACTTAATACTAATCAATATAATTTTAATGTTAGTGGAACTGCAACGACTAATGGATACTTTGGTGGTAGTAGAGTATCTGTAGGACCTGCTGCTGTTGCATTACCTAATAATGCTTTTGAAGTTACTGCTGGAAGTTCAACTCTTACAGTAAATCAACCAAATCATGGAAAAATAACTGGTAATACTGTTAAATTCCAAAACTTAACTGTAGTTAATGCTTTTTTAACTTCTTCAGGATTTCAACAATCTGTCTTAACAACGTCAACAGGATATAGTATAACAGTTGTCAATCTAGACAATTATAGATTTAATGCATCATCAGGAACTGGTGCTATAAACACTACAATTGGCGGCGGATCGGCAACAGCACAGACAATATAATTATGGCACTTACATATTCACAATTAGTAACTCAAATTAGAAATTACACAGAAGTAGATAGCAATGGTTTATCTGATTCTACAGTTTCAGTTATTGTACAAAATACAGAAAATAGAATTTATAGAGAATTAAATATTGATGCTTTTAGATTATATGCATCAGCAGTTACAACTGCAGGAACAACTACAATTTCTGTACCAGCAGGTCTTCGTAATATTAGATATGTTGAAATGATTTCTTCAACTGGAGAGATAGATACATTAGAACAAAAAGATAGTTCTTATATGGCAGAATTTAATAACTTTCCAAATTCTTCTACTTACTATGGTAAACCTAGAGTTTGGGCAAACTGGAATGATGTAACTTGGTTTGTAGCACCAACTCCTAGTACTACTTATACAATTAATATTGCTTATTATTCACAAGGAACTTCTATAACAGCTGGAAATTCAGCAACTTCAACTACTTATATATCTACTTATGCCCAAGATTTACTTCTTTACGGTTCTTTAGTAGAAGCATATAAATACTTGAAAGGTCCTGATAATATGATACAAGTCTACGAACAATCATATCAACAAGCGAGAGAATCTTTCGGTGTTGAACAAGCAGGTAGAAGAAGAAGAGACGAATATGTTGATGGCGAGCCACGAGTTGTGGTAGACTCTCCACCACCAGGAAAATAATTAAGGAGTTAATATGGCAAATTTAGTACCAGACAGTTTCAAAAAAGAACTTTTTCAAGCAACACACAATTTCAATACGCCAGCAGGAAACGTTTTCCAACTAGCATTATATTCAACTGTTACAGCTTTTACTTCAACAGGAACAACTGCATATACAGTTACTAATGAAGTTAGTGGTACAGGATATTCTGCAGGTGGAACAACTTTATCTAATTTAGGTGTATCAGTTTCTAACAACGTTTCGTTTGTAGATTTTACTGATGCAACTTTCTCAACTGCAACTATTACAGCTTCTTGCTGTTTAATTTATAATACAACTCAATCTAATAAAGCAGTTGTAGTTTTAGATTTCGGTGGAAGCAAAACTTCAACTAACGGCGACTTTACTATTCAGTTTCCAGCACCAAATTCTACGAGTGCAGTTTTAAGAATATCGTAATAATCTCGCCATAGGAATTATATGGCTACAGATACTTCATGGGGATACGAGGGGTGGAGTTCCTATTCATGGGGAGGACAATCTCAAGACGTTACAGTTTATGTAGGAGTTCAAGATGGATGGGGAAGATCTGTTTGGGGTTCTGGTGGTTTTGGTGCTTATGTAGCTGACGCTGATTTACAATTAAGTGTATTAACTGGAGATACTCAAGTTGCATTACCAGCAATTATTTCAGTTACAGGTTCACAAGCAAATATTGAAACTGGGACATTAGAATTTTCATTAGATCAAATTATAAATGTAACTACTAATTTATTAGCATTACAAACTGGTGATGCTGCGTTTTCACATTCTGAAATTCAAATCGCAACTGGTAATGAATTAAATATTGCAACTCCTCCAGTTTTTGATGGATGGGGATTAAATGCTTGGGGTGAATATCCTTGGGGTGGTGCTGAACCAATTGTTATTAGAGCTTCAGCTAATGTAGTATTATCATCTGTTGAGTTAGGTATTGCTACAGGTACATTAGAATTTTTTGGTAAAGCAACTGTTGATTTAATTGGTGAACAATTAACATTAACAATTAATAATGCAGTTATAGTTGCAAAAGCAAATGCTGGAACAACTACAAACTTATTAGACTTTTTAGTTCAGAATCCAAATATTATTGCAGGTGGTAATGTAACAGATGCAGTTGTTGGTCAAGAATTAGATATAGGTGTTGGAGAAGTTTCATTTAAAATTGATAATATAATTACTGCAACAGGATCATCTGTTCAAATTGCAATAGGTCAAGTTACAGTCGCTCTTCCTACAATTGTAGATGCAGTTGGATCTAGTGTAAGTTTATCTGCTGGCACAGCTACTGTAATTGCTAAAAACTTTATTGATGTAGATGGTAATGAAGTATCTATTTCTACAGGAACTCCTACTTTATCTTTAGGATTAGGAGTTACAACTACTGGATCTTCATTAAATGTTGAAACTGGTACTCCTACAATAGTATCTACTTATAAAGTTACAGGAAATGACATAAATATAGGGGTTGGAAATGTAAGTATTTCTACACAACAAAAGATACAACCTGTTGGAAGTTTATTGACAATAGGAACAGGAAGCCCTATTGTATATGGCTGGGTTATTATAAATCCTACAACAGGTCAGTCTTGGTCTGCAATAGATCCAACTACGGGTCAAGTTTGGAGCAATATAAATGCTACAACTTCTCAAACTTGGAGCACTATAAATGCTACTACAACACAAACTTGGAGCACTATAAATGCATCAGGTGGTCAAACATGGATTAATTTACCATGATGACAAAACCTTAAAAAAGTGATAAGGAGACTATAATATGGCAAGTACATTTAGTAATTTAGG